CCGTATCGGTTTGGGGTATGGTTCAGTAAGTTTCCCTATTAAACCGTGCCATTAGCTGCGCCCTATTTCTCGTTTATTTTAACCTCGATATCATACTGCTGACTCTTGATGAAGATATCCGCCAGCCCTTTCAAAACGGCCTGGGCGGCCTCCCCCGACAGGGTTTTATTAATTGTTACGGAAAAAGAACCCTTGCTGACTGCGGCAGCCGGTTCATGGCTTACCGTTTTTTCAACATTCAGCGCTTCTACCACCGGCTCCGCCTTCGCTTTCCTGTTGTACTTTCTTTTGGGCCTGGCTTCTTTTTGAGGCTCCTGCGGCAATTCCCGCTCAAGCTCCTCCTGTATCTGGAGCTTCTGCTTGCTCTTTTTATTCGCTTTATTCGCTCTCCCGACCGGTTCGCCCAGAACATACTTTTTAACCGCATTGACTACGGCTATTGTTGCAACTCCAAGCTTTTTTGCCAGTTCGACATTGGAATGGGAATACAATGAGTATAATTCTCCCCAGGCTTCGGCCTTCCTGTCTTCGGGCAGATTTTTCAGTTCTCCGTAAGTAATGTTTTCATACATCCTAGTCACATCCTTTTTTGTTTTATTCTATCACAGAATGATTGCCATAACCAAATAAAAAAATACATTAAAATAAAAGTAAAATGGGGCAAGTATTTTATCCGTGCCAAAATGCGCTCCGTACCCCGGCTGAATGCGCAGGGTGCATAAGGAAGCAAGAAAAAAACAATTGAACATGATAATAGCCAGACGGTAGTGTTATATTATTGTAGTTAAAAACCTGTTCAGCAGGGAATTTAATGTATCTTAACCACCCGAAAGGGCATCTTGAGTCTGAATCGTTGCCAGGTCAGAATCGTGAGGATATAATTCTTAACAGAGAGAGAAGGGCAGGTGAAATGCGTGAAATTGACAGTCCATGAGGTTCCCGACGCTGCGGAAACCGAAATAGCAATATACTGCCAGAGTATTGACGAACGGCTTCAGCGGTTAATAAGGCAAATCAGGCAATATACGTATATCTTTCAAGCAAAAACGGAATCCGGCCAATGCCTGGTTCCTGCGGAAAAAATTTATTATATTGATTCAGTCGACAGCAAAACCTTTTTATATGCGGAGAAAGATATATACAATAGCCCGGAAACATTATCCGAACTGGAAAACAAACTGCTGGATTCTACATTCGTAAGAGTAAGCAAAAACTGTATTTTGAACATAGCTTTTCTAAAATCCGTACAGCCGCTATGGAATAATAGGCTCGAAGCACATCTCATCAATGGGGAAAAATTGATTATAACTCGCCATTATATCAAAAACCTCTGTTGATTAACAAAATAATTGACAAAACAGAGATATGAAAAGATGACGCGGGATATCGTGGGAAACCCCGATACATCAAGGGATTGAGTGGGATGTCGCGAGAACCCAATGACAAATATTTTGAGAACGCCGCAATCTGACAATAGGATAAAATAAAGAGCACTTGAAAAGCACTGGAAGCCCTGTAGCGTAAGGGGATAAGGTGCTTTTTCTTATGCTCACATATATTATACCAAGGCCCCGGACAAATGAAAAGACTCGGTGCGTGCTAACGGGGGCGTGCGAAACGTGCATATGTAAAACGTCCGAAACAGAAAAGCCCATAAAATCAAACGTTCGCAGACTAACGCTCCCAAAAAACAGCCGTGCGAAAACGTGCGAAATCGTAATATTAAGGGCCGATTTTAACAAAAAGCAATTCCGCAAAACATCATATTTATAAAAACCATGCAGAAATGCAGTAATATTAAGCATTACACGCGACGCAAAAAATCAAAAAATAAGCAAAAGCAATTCTGCAAATTATAGATAGAATAATCTATCAAATAGTTATAAAAAATCAAGCTATTTCACTTGTGGCGGCTTCCTCTCCTGTGCCGCTCCCTCCATTCCTGGAGGTCGACGACGGAGACGACGTCTGCGCCAGATTCTTCAAATCCAGCTCCATTTTCATTTTTATGAAAGCAATCACCTCTTTTTTATCTTTAGTATTCAATTCTCTAAACCTTCCAAGAAGCTCCAGTTCAATTTCAGATAAAGCCTCATTATCTGAATGTATAACGATTTTATTTGTAGTTCCAATTCCGAAAAGCAACCAATCGGCGGAAATTCCTAAAAGGCTACAAATATCATAAAGCGAATCAGCCTTTGGAAAAAACTTTTCTTTTACATAGTTTGTTATGGTGTCCTGATTAATCCGAAGTTTTTCGGATATTTCTTTTTGTGAAAATTCACTATCTTTAATGGCTGCTTTCAGGCGTTCGCCGAAACCTTTCAAACTCATGCATTTAACCCCCCTTTCAATTAATCCGATTTTTTTCAGATTAAGTATTGACAGAATCCGAAAAATTTCAGATAATATTATAAGATAGATTTATACATCAAAAACATATTATCACAGCTCGGGTATAAATACGAGAGCTTTCTGGAAGAGTTTTCATAATTCTTCTAAAACCCGAAATTGCTCAGATTAAAAACACTTCAATATGCAGAGCACTCCCGCCTTAATGGTGCTCAAGGAAATATTCGGGGAGGTGAGGTTTTGAAACATGGAAAGAAGCCCACGAGGGCGCAGAAAATCAGGATAAAGTTCAAAGGGTTAAACCCGGACAACTGGCTTGTCGTGAAAGACTGCCCGCAATGTTTTGAAGTAGTTCACAGAGTATCAGGAAAGACAAGGGAATGGAAACCAGACAAATGAAACCGAAAGGAGGTTATTCGATGCAGAAGAGACAGCTCACTCCCTTTGGAATAACCGTTAAAAAGCGCCTTATAGAAAGAGGCATGACACAGGTTCAACTCGCTGAAAAGGTTGGCACAAGCAACAAATATTTAAACTTGATTCTCTACGGGGACAGAACAGGCGAGAAGTACATCCAGAAAATAGCCTCAGTGCTTGAGATTGACCCGGAAGAATTGAAAAAAACCGCATAAGGAGAGATTGGTTTGAGGAATATCAGTAACTTTATTTCAGAGCTGGAGAATTTGAAGGCGGAAATGGGAAAGGGCGAAAACACTCTGTCACCCAAAGCGAAGTACCTTATACTTGAAAACAATAAAAATGAACTCAAGACAAAAGAAGAACAGCTCCAGGTCGAGATTGACAGAGAGATTGAGGACTTCTTCGCATATCTGAACATGAAGCAGGCAAATATTGAGATGCTCAACAACCTGAAGGGATACGTCGAGACGGAGATTAAAAAGCTGGAGCAGGCCATGAAAGCGCTCAAGGTTACAGAATGACCGGAGGGGATGGAATGTGTTTGGAGACAAAAGAAAAGAGCGCCCGCAGCCAGCAGATACGCTCTTCTCAAAAACTCTGATGAAAGCATTCATCCTCTCCATTCTACCAACTGAACATCAAATTGTAAAGCGTAAAGGGGGGACAGAGGATTGGCAGAAACATTCATAACACTTGAATATGCGGCAGAGCTTGAAGGCATGAGCTATAAAGGAATGGCGTCAAGGATTCAAAGGAATCCGGGCAGCTTCAAAACAAAAACAGAGTCAAGAGGCGGAGGAAAAGACAGAGTTTTAATTGCTCTTTCCTCTCTCTCGAAGAAAGCGAGACGAGCTTACAAGGAGAGCCTGAATATAGACGGGAGGGATGTTGTGGTCGAACAAAGAACGGGCCAGGAAGAGACTCCCTGGTATATAGACATAGACCTGAATTGGTTCATAGAAAAGTTCTCAAAGCAGTATTACGAAGCGGTCGAGTTCTCAAAGAAGATACGGGAATTTTTGAACTATGGGGACGCAGACCGGACGGCTTTTGCCGATGAATTCGCCCAGGAGCTCGGGATAAGTCAAAGGACGTTATACAGATATTCTCAGTCCTACCTTGAGGCGAGCGCATGGGCTCTGAAGCTGAGCAAGGAAGACGGCAAGAATTATGACTTTTACAAGGTGCTCTCCCTCTGCCGGAAGCCGAAAGAGAAGTTTACCTTCCCTTCCATCGCCGACGAGGTCAAGGCATACGTCGAAAACGTTTGGTTTGACAGGAACTTCGCCGCCAACGCCGGGACAATTGACATGTTGTACTCAAAACTCGAACAGGTAGCTCAGGTGCAGGGATGGGAGTATCCGTCATATCAGACTATCGCCCGGTACATCAATTACCTGATGGAGGAGGAACGCGGCAAGAATGCTCACTTCCTCGCCGCCAAAGGAACAAGGGAATATAAAAACAAGGTCATGGTCAAGGGTTCTCGGGATACCGGGGCACTCCCGGTCATGGGACTGGTGCAGGGCGATGGACACACCTTCGACTGCTGGGTGGAATTCAAGCATCCAAACGGAAAGGTGTCGGCTATCAAGCCGAAACTGGTTGCGTGGATAGATACCCGCAGCAGGGTTATCATGGGAGACCTGATATGCAGGGATGCAAACTCCCAGATACTGAAGCAGTCGCTCCTCAAAATGATTTACGGCACGCCTGGAGGCGTCCCTCAATGGCTGCTCATTGACAACGGAAAAGACTACACGGCTGAAACGATGACAGGCCGGAAGCGTACCGAGCGGGTAAGCTTCGACAGCGAGACGGTGGGTTTTTACAGGAGCATCGGGATTCAGGACGACACAAGAAGCTTGCCGTATCAGCCATGGAGTAAGGCGCAAATGGAGCGCTTCTTCGGGACGGTGTGCAGCAAGTTTACAAAATGGCTATGGTCGTACACCGGGACGCTCTCGGGCTCCAGGACGGCAGGCAAAATCAAGAAGGACATCCCCGGTATGCTGGAGCGCGGCGAGCTGCTCACGATGGAGGAATTCTTCGAGCTCTGGAAAAAGTGGCTGACCGATGTCTACCACAAGAGAAAACACGGCGGACTCAAGCGCCAGGGCGAGAAGTACACGGCTCCGATGGACGTCTTCGTAAACGCCGAGGACAGATACTACAAGCCAGCTCCCCCGAAGGCGTATGCATCCATACTGATGATGAAGGCCGAAAGAGTTCATGTGTACAACATCGGAATCCGCAAATTCGGATACGAATACAGGGCTCAGGAGCTTTGCGACTACATCGGGGAAAAGGTGGACATCAAGTGGGATACCGAAGACGTGACCCGGCTTTATGTTTATACAACGGAAGGCAAGAAGATTTGTGAGGCCGTCTCTCAAGAGCTCTTGATGATAGCTCCGAAAGTCCAGCAGAAGGCGCTTGAGGAACACATGAAGATGCAGAAGCGGCAGCTCAAGGCCGACAACGAGCGGCTCAAGGAATACACAATGCCTTTTGAGGAACGCGTCGCTCAATACAACGAGGCTCCCGGAGCTGTCGTCGGAGCTGCCGACCTGATGATTAAAGCTAAGCGGGACGACAAGGTGGTTGCGCTGCCGAACGACAGGCAATTCGGAAACGAGCTGAAGGATAAAAAGAACAAGGCGAAACAGGACGCCGAAAGCGAATTCCTGAATAAACGGGCACAGGACGCCCTCTCGAAGCTGAGGGCTCTTGGCTAAACAATGAAAGGGGATAAAATCATGGAAGCAGTAGCGAGCATTTATACAAGTGAGGTCAGGTCTTTAGCTGACCGCGTGAACCAGTTCTTAGAATCAAACAATATGACAAAGACCGAGCTTGCAAGCGAGCTCAACTATTCAAGGACGACAATATCAAGATACCTTTCCGGGAAGTATGACTCCGATTCTATGGAGCTTGAGGCAAGGCTTGAAGGATACCTGAGCACAAAGACCGGAGAAGCAACGGACAGCACAAGGCCCCTCGCCCCCGTCGTCAGACTGGAGAAAAAGAAGAGCTTCTTCGAGAGCCGGGACGCGTCGAGTGTGATTGGCGTTTGCAGCTCCTGCCAGGAATTCCTCGGCCTCGGAATCGTGGTCGGCAAGACAGGCCAGGGCAAGACCCATGCTCTGAAGTATTACTCCAAAATGCCCCGTGTAGCATACGTCGAATGCGACGACACCATGTCGTGCCGGGATTTGGTTGAGGCAATCGAAAGGGCTCTCGGAATCCCGCAGACATACGGGACTATCTGGAAGAGAGTCAACGGAATCCGGGAGTTTTTCAACGTCAATCACGGATACCTCCTCATTATCGACGAGGCCGACAAGCTCATTTCAAAGTACACTCAAAAAAAGATGGAAATTCTCAGGGGCATATTCGACCAGTCGGACGTCGGCATGGTCATTGCCGGAGAGCCGAAGCTTGAGTCGATGATTAAAAGCTATTTGGCCCGCTTCGCGAACCGGGTTGACTTTTACGCCTCCCTCAAGGGCCTTTCATCCAAAGAAGTTGAGAAGTACCTGGACGGCTTCAAGGTAGAACCGGACGCGCTCTCCGAATTGGTTATGAGAGCCTGCAACCTTCAGACGGGATGCTTCAGGCTCCTTGACAGGACTTTGAACAATGCTCTCAGGATTATGAAAGAGAACGGCCTGGACACCATCACACTGAAGGTTATCGCCCAGGCGTCGGACATGATGATGCTTTAAGAGAGGAGATAGCATGATGAAAGGATTAAACGAAACCGTGGCTTGTGCAATCAACGGCCTGACAGCCGGAGTATTCAGCAAGGAAGAGGTCAAAGAGTCCATAGTGGACTTTGTGAATAAAAACTATATCAGGATTAGTGAGGAGCTCCCGGTGGCTGTGCTTCAGATGCTCAATGAAACTTTTGGCATGACATTTGAAGTGAACGACGGGAAGCTCTCCATATGAAGAAGGGGGCAGAATATATGTCGAACAGGAAGCGCATCAAGGACGTACCCATGCTCAAGACCTGGGCGGATGTGGATGCGGCACTCAAGGAAATCGCGGAGAAGGAAATCGAAATCGAGGACATCGAGGGCGAAATGAACAAGCAAATCAACGGCATCAAGATTGCTTCGGGGCTTGAGGCAAAGCCGTTACAAGACAGAATCGACAAGCTCGCCAAGGACATCAAGGAGTTTGTCACGGAGCACAAGGACGAGCTCGACGGCAAGACGAAAATCCTCAACTTCGGGAGCACGGGCTTCAGACTCAGCACATCGGTCATTATCCCGAAGGCAAAGGAGAAAATCGAGGCAATCATCAAGAGCCTGAAAATCCGTAAAATGACCGACTGCATCAATGTTGTGGAGACGGTCAACAAGGAAGTCCTCAAGAAGTACAGCGAGGATGAAATCGTCAAGGTCGGGGCCAGGCTCAAAAAAGAGGACGTCTTTTGGTACGAAGCGGCACGCGAAAAGCTCAAGACCCTCGGAGGACTTTAATATGGCAGGCTACAGCAGGGGACGCGCACACGTCCCCAATTTCACTATAAGAACCATATGGGGTCTCGCAAAGTCCCCGGAGCTCGGCTTGGATGATGAAGAGCTCCACTCCATCGTCTTCAGGGAGACGGGCAAGGAAAGCATCCGCTCCCTGTCCCAGGGTGAAATCAATATCGTGTGCAGCGAGCTCTCCAGACTCAAAGACAGCGTCAAGAAAGGCAACGGCGGCAATAGGCAGGGCATGGCGACGAATAACCAGCTCTACCTCATTAAGAAGCTGGAGGAGGAGCTCGGGTGGGCCGACAATCCCAAAAGGTTGAAGGCGTTCATGCTCAAGTACTATAACCGGGCGAGCGTCAAGTGGCTGACCTTCAGGGAAGCCTCAAGCCTGATTGAGAGCCTGAAGAAAATGAAGCAAAAAGGGGCAAAGGAGGGAAATGAGGACAGCAATTTACAGGGGTGACATTGCCGAAGTCGAGGACGCTTCCGGCCTCCTCGTACATATACGGGCCGGGGACATTACAAATTGCGTCGCAAAAGACTCAATCATCCTGGTTCCCGATGAAGCCTTCCAGGCTGTAAAGCCGGAGTATGACGTCGTCAAGGCTGAAATATCGGGCATAGTCACAAGACTGAGGAACCTTGATGAAGGATACGACCGGAAAAAGGACGAGTACAGGGATAACACGGAAAGGCTCTGGAAACTCCGCGAGGAATACCAAAGGAAAAAGGAAGCCTTGAGGGAAATGCTGGTCGAGGCACGCAGGAAGGAAATCTCCATAGTCAGCAGGCTAATCAAGGAGTCCCTGAAGGAACGGGAGATAAATAACAAACAAGAAGGAAGGCGAGAGAATGGTTCGGTGGAAATGTCCTCACTGCTCGAAGAGGATGTTTAGCTCCTGGGAGGCATCCGACAAAGCAAAGGTAAAATGTATCCATTGCGGCAGGGAGTTTGACAATCCGTATTACAAGCCAGGAATTGAGAGCAAAGCTTCTCAACAAAATGACAAAATGATAAACCAAAAAAATTTGAGAGGTTATAAGTATGACAAACGAGTTGATTTTTGATTCTTTCGGGAAACCCAGCGTAATGGTAAAAGTTCCAAAGTTTTATCTGGATGAAGTTATTGACGGCGCTCCCCATATTCCCCATCCCGCCTTTATCGTGGACGGGGCTGAGATACCGGAGATTTACGTCTCTAAGTATCAGAATATCGTAGTTGACGGCAGGGCATACAGTCTCCCTTATCAGCAACCAGCAGTCAGCATTAATTTTGACGATGCGAAAAAAGCTTGCGAGGGCAAGGGTAAAGGCTGGCATTTGATGACAAATGCCGAATGGGCGGCAATTGCACTTTGGGCGAAGAAAAACGGCACGCTCCCCATGGGTAACAACAATTGGGGAAGCGACTATGAGCATGAGGATGAAAAAGGAATCTGCTTCGACGGATGCAAAGTGCTCACTGGCTCCGGCCCTGACACATGGTCTCATGACCATACCTCACAGGGGATATTTGACCTCAACGGCAACGTATGGGAATGGGTTGGCGGTTTGAGGCTCCTTGATGGGGAAATACAGGTCATAGCGGACAACAACGCCGCAAAGCATGTTGACCAGTCTCCGCAGAGCAGCGAATGGAAGCCGCTGCTCCTAGACGGGGAAAGCATCAAATATTCAGAGACCGAGGACGGAATAAAGGTGACAACCGAGGAGCAGGAAGGCGGCTGGAATGGTTGCCAGTTCTCCGACCTGGAAACCGATATCAAAGTGCCGGACATGATGAAGGCCCTCGGATTATTCCCGGCAGACGATTCCGAACTAACTGACTATTTTTGGGCTGGCTTGAGCGGAGAAAGGCTTCCGGTTCGTGGTGGCTATTGGCGCAGCACCTCCGGCGCGGGCGTGTTCAGCGTGCACCTGCTCAACCCTCGCTCGTTTGTGTACACGTTCATCGGCTTCCGCTCCGCTTTTGTTAACCTATAATCTGAACATTTGTAATCTGTAAAGTGGACGATAGTCCACCAAAAATATGAGGAGGCATTGATATGAAAAGAGTAACCATTGACCCCGGTCATGCTCCGGGAAACGTAAACAAAGGCCCTACCGGATATTATGAATATGCTGGTATGTGGAAGCTTTCAAACTATCTCAAGGACGCCCTTACAAGGTGCGGGATTGCTGTCGGCCTGACAAGGTCGGAAAACGAAGACCCTGACCTGGACGACAGAGGCCAAAAAGCCAAGGGCAGCGACGTCTTTATAAGCGAACACTCCAACGCCGCAAACGGTCAAGTCCGTGGCGTAGAATGTTTCTACTCCGTCCGCATTCCGGCAAACAAAGGATGGGCCGGGAAGCTGTCAGCGGCAGTCTCAAAGCTGATGGGAAACAGTGACCGGGGAGCCAAGACGAGAGAATCCGAGACTACTGCCGGGTATGACTATTACGGAGTTATCCGCTCCGCTGTAGCTGCCGGAGTACCGAATGTATTCCTGATTGAGAACGGCTTCCACGACAACACGTCGGATGAAGCCTTCCTGAAGGCGGAGGCTAATCTCAAAAATATGGCGGAGGCTCAAGCGGAGATTCTTTGCGAGCTGCTCGGCGTTACATATGTCGAACAGGGAGCAGCTCCCGCCGATCAGCTCTACCGGGTGAGAAAAACCTGGGCGGATGCAGGCTCCCAGGTAGGAGCATACAGGGTTCTCGACAACGCAAAGGCGGAGTGTGACAAGCATCCGGGGTATGGAGTTTTCAATGAGAACGGAGACAAGGTCTACCCTCTCCCTTCCCCCTCTCCCGCTCCCGAGCAGCCGAAAGAAGAGCAGGGCACTCTCATAATGGGAAATGCTGAGGCAACGGCTGCACAGATGGTCTCCTACGCGCTGAAGGGAAATCCTGAACCGCGCCTTCCGAGATGCACGATACAGGAGCTTGCGGAAATATTCGTCGAGGAGTCCAAAATCGAAGGCGTCAGGGCTGACATTGCGTGGGCTCAGTCCATCAAGGAAACCGGATATTTCAAGTTTGGCGGAATCGTGCTGCCGGAGCAGAATAATTATGCAGGCATCGGAGCGCTGAATGGAAACAGCCAAGGGCAGGCCGCGAGCTTCGAGAGCCCGAGGCTCGGAGTCAGGGCACAGATTCAACACCTGAAGGCATACGGCAGCACGGAAGCATTAAAGCAGGCTTGCGTCGACCCTCGCTTCAGTTTGGTCAAGAGAGGCTCCGCAAAATTCGTTGAGTGGCTGGGAGCCGCAGATAATCCGAACGGGGCCGGGTGGGCTTATCCGGGCAAGGGATACGGAGCCGATATCGTCAGAATAACCAGCGATATATCAAAAGAGGCCGTCGTGGCTCCTTCTCCCCAGGAAAAGCCGGAGGATGACGTCCCGGACTGGCAAAGGCAAGGGCTTGAGAAGCTGACCGGAAAGGTTATCAGTGACCCGGACTACTGGAGAGGCAAGATGAAGGAACCAATCACTGTCGGCGAGGTTTTGGGGATACTCGGAAAGATGGTGAATTGACAAGGTAAGCGTTTTGCGGGTAAAATAAGGGGGTGGTACTTATCGAAAACTGGGTTGACGAACTGACGCCGGAAATGATACCCGAAGGAATATACCGGGCAATCGCTGAAGAGATTGGCGTCCAGAACATTATCAAGCTTGCTGAGCTTGTAGGGGGCACAACATTTTACATCCCCAAGACTGAAAGCTTCCTCCGCCCGGTCAGAGACCTCCGCATCAAGGCAGAATTCAACGGATACAACCATGCAGAGCTCGCAAAGAAGTATAATTTGAGCGAGCGGTGGGTGCGGGAAATATGCGGTATTGGTCACCTGGAAGGGCAGCAAAGCCTGTTCGACTTCCTGGACGAAAATACCGGATAATAGAAGTAATACTTAGAAGTGCTTTGGATATAAAGAACCGGATATTGTTGCTAACATAACCATAGGAGCTACGCTCCTATGGTTTTTTATTTCAAAAAATTTTACGGAAGGAAGGTATGAACATGGACGGAACAAACCAATTTTTCACTCAGGCAATCCTCGACATTGCCCTTGCAGCCCTCTCTCTATTACTTGCGTATGCGGCAGCAGCAGTCCGCAAGTATACGGAAAAGGTAAAGGTCGAGGCCCAGCAGCTCAAGGATGACGGGCAGAGGAATCTTTTGCTCGACGCGCTCAACGATGTTGAGGAGCTCACTACAAAGACGGTCACTCAGATTGAGCAGACAACGGCAAACGCTCTCAGGCAGGCGGTCAAGGACGGCAAGGCCGACAAGTCGGAACTGGAGGCTCTCTCAAAGCAGGCGTTTACTGAAATTTCCGAAGCTTTGAGGCCGGAGGCAAAGGCACTGATTGAGAAGAATTTCGGTAACTTCTCAACATATTTGACAAAGGCAATTGAGTCCAAGGTCTTTGAACTGAAAAACGCCGGAAGTTAAGGAGCTGCATGTATGGAGATAACATGGATTTTACAGACGGTCACGGCCCTTATAGTCGGCGTGATTGGCTTTTTCGTCAAGAGTACTTTGTCGGAGCTCAAGGACGGCATAAAGAAAAGCGATGAAAAGGTCAAAGCGGTTGAGGTCAAACTCGATGGTGACATCAAGAGTCTGAAGGATGAACTCAACGACCTGAAAAGCGACTTGCCCTTCGTGTACGTTTTGAGAGAGGACTTCATCCGCTCCCTCAACAATGTGGACAGCAAGATGAACAACATAGACAACAAGATTGACAAGCTGCTGCAATACAGCTCAAAAGGTAAGGAGGATAGATGATGGACGAAATTATGGAACAGGAAATCAGAAAAAACAAAGCAATCAGAGGGTACATCATCCGCTCCCTGGTGAAAGGACACCAGAACTCCCTCCTCATTCGGCAGATAACGAATGCCCTTGTTGCCGACGGCCTGCTTGTATCCCCCGACATTTCAAAGCATTTGGACTATTTGGTCGAAGCCGGATATGTTGCCTTTACGGATAAAAGCGTGAATGCATACAACGCCTACCGCAAGGATGCGGTGATTAAGCTCACGAGGGAAGGTGTTGACCTGGTCGATGGAATCGGCAATCTCAATGGAGACCAAAAAGTATACCAACAATATTGAAAACG